AGATGCAGGGGCCGGTCAGTGCGTATACACCTCAGATACATTCACCCTGGAATTCGTCAACTAACCCTATTTCCGGCTCATCACCGAAAGAAGGGAATTCCCGGTATGCACAACTCCGATGTTTCAACATACAAACTCTCTCAATACCCGCACAGCCTGATTTCAAGCATAACTACTCCTGACAGGGGCTCATCGTACACTTCCCGTCCAGCTATTTCCCGCATACCGGCACTCACTCGCAAGGGGATCAATCAAAGATCAAAAATCGCGGTTCGATTCCGCGAGCGGGTGTTCACATTTTCTTAAGATATGCCAACAAAGAAAAGAAAACGAGTTAAATCGGTTAATCCGAGAGGCAGACCTGCAATACGATACGATCCGGAACGACACCCGGCATATGCCAGGGCATTAGCTATCAGGGGACTTACAAACGAGCAAATCGCCGAAAAGCTTGGAATGTCTGCTGTAACGCTCTGGAAATGGGCAAAGAAATATCCTGATTTTCTTAGTGCCCTAAAAGAAGGAAAAGACCCGGCAGACGCTAATGTCGAATTGGCCCTGTATAAACGGGCGTTAGGATATGAAGTAGAAGAAGAACGAGCGGTTGTTGTCGGTACCGGTGAATTCGCAAAAGTCGAAAAAGTAAAAGAAATCCGGCATATTCCTCCGGATACCCGTGCATGTTTTAACTGGCTGAAGAACAGGATGCCGGAGAGCTGGAGAGACAAACAGGAAATCGAACATTCCGGACATATCCAGATAGTGATCGACCAGGACGATGCAGACCTTTAAGAAAACTCCTGACCAGGTGAAAGCGGTTCAACTACTCAAAGGCTTATGCAAATGGATTTTACTTCACGGCGGCAGCCGGTCCGGGAAAACTTTTATCCTTGTTCGGGCGATCTGCATCCGGGCCATGAAAGCACCAGGCAGCAGACATGTTATCTTCCGGCTCAGGTTCAATCACGTCAAACAATCTATCTTCATGGAAACCTTGCCGGAAGTCCTGAAAAAGTGTTTTCCAACCGTCCTGGTAAATTGGAACAAAGAGGATTACTATATTCAGTTCTCTAATGGGTCGGAGATTTGGATCGCCGGCCTCGATGATAAGGATCGGACAGAAAAAATCTTAGGAAAAGAATACTCCACTATCTACTTTAACGAATCCTCACAAATCCCGTACTCGTCGGTCTCGATGGCAGAAACGAGGTTAGCACAGAAAACAGACCTCGTAAACAAGTTCTATTACGATTGTAATCCCCCGACAAAAAGACACTGGTTATATTCATATTTCTTCCTGAAACAAAACCCGGAAACAAAGACCCCCCATCCAAAACCGGACCTGTATGCAGAGATGCAGATGAACCCGGAAGGTAACAAAGAAAATCTTCCTGAAGATTACATCGATACCGTTCTTAATGGGTTGTCAGATCGGAAGAAAAGGCGATTCAAGAACGGTGAATGGCTGGATGATGTTGAGGGAGCATTATGGACCCGAGATATAATCAATGCAACCCGGGTGGTTATTGCTCCGCCTCTTATCCGGATAGTTGTAGCGGTAGATCCTGCCGTTACCGCAAATGCTGACAGTAACTCAACCGGTATCGTCGTCGTGGGAATAGATGAACGGGCACACTGTTATGTCCTGGCTGACCGGACCATGGACCAGGCAAGCCCGGCAACTTGGGGTCATGCAGTGATAAATGCGTATTATGAATTCATGGCAGATGCCGTTATCGGAGAAGTAAACAATGGCGGGGATCTGGTTAAACAAAATATTCACATTATTGATCGCACGGTCCGGTTCCTGGATGTTCATGCATATCGCGGTAAAATCCTTCGGGCGGAACCAATTGCAGGTCTGTACGAAGAAGGGAGAGTTCACCATGTTGGTGAGTTCCCGGAACTTGAGGACGAGATGTGTTCCTATGCCCCTCAATTGCAGGCCGATGACCATAATAGTCCGGACCATCTTGATGCGATGGTTTGGGGCGTAACCAAGTTAACCGGAATAACAGACCGAAGACCGGTATACCAAATCGAGGACACCTATGCAGTCTGAAGATCCAACTGATAAGAACACTACTATCAAACTATCCGTATCGTTGAAAGACGAGCTCGACAGAATCAAAGAGGACGACCAGGAGACGTATGCCGGTGTCATCGCCCGGCTTATCCGGGAAAAACCACCAAACAGATCAGATCCGGACACGGTAAACCTGTCCCTGCCCAGGCTGGTGTACCGGAGGATACTGATCATCCTGCCAAGGAATTTGTCTGACCAGATCAGGAAAGGGGTGCGGTGATGGGCTGGAAAAAAGTGTCCCGAAAACTCCATCATGATGATCGTCAGGACCATAAAGCAGCACTGCAGGCAGAACGGGATAAATCTGAACTTATACCATCTCGTGATTATCTGGATTACTTGCAGGGAGGAACCTGAATGTCTCCTATCAGGGAACAGATTGCTGATACCCTCACCGGCGGCAGGCTCACCCAGGCCCGGGAACAGATCGTCTCTCTTGACGGCAAGTATAGGGAAGTCCTCGCAGAAACCAGAAAACTGTCACGAGACATCGAGAACCTGAAAGAAGGGTATGCAGATGCCAGCTGGGACAACCGGCTTGCCTTGGATCGGCACTGGTTGCTTCTCAGCGGATACCAGCAACAGCGGGTCATCCAGAAGGCAGACGTTGACCTGTATCACGATCTGCTCAACTATGCATACCAGTACTCACCGCTCGTCCGGGGAGCAATCGACCTTAAAACCAGGTATACGTTCGGGCTGTCTTTCAACATCTCATCAGAGAACTCCCGGAACAAAACAGTAATCGACGCAATCATGAAAGATCCGAATAATCGTCTCGCCATATTTGGATCACAGGCCCTGACTGAAACAGATCACGACCTGCAGAAAGGCGGGAATATCTTTCTTGCAATCTGGATCAAGACAAACCCGGTGCAGGTGCGGGTATGGTCGTCCTATGAAATCGGGGATATCATCACTGACCCGCAGGATGCTGACCTGCCGATGTTCTATATCCGGTCCTGGATCGATTCTGCAGGCAACCAGCACACGAAAGCATACCCGTCAGTGTTCAATACGAGATATGCCGGTATTGTCAACCAGGACGGGATCCATGCAGTAGTGGATAAAGACGTGCTGGTGTTCCATATGGCCGAAGGGAAAGGGTTGAAACAGAAATGGGCTTTGTCACCATATACATCCGCCCTCCCCTGGAACCGGGCCTATGAAGGGTTTCTGTTGGACTTTGCGGCTATTGTCCAGATGCTCCGGAAGTATGCCACGATGTATACCACGAAAGGAGGAGATGCACAGGTTGCTGCCCTGCAATCACAGTTCAGTCACGAACAGCACGGCCATCACCGGAACCAGGTCGGAAACCAGATCGTTGCGACAGAAGGGAACGATTACAAGGTCATAGATGCCGGATCCAACAAGATCGTCGGACCAGCAGACTCCCGGTACTACCTCATGCAGTTCTGCACTTCGACCGGGATCCCGGAAAACATGCTGACCGGAAACCCGCAGACCGGGAACCGTGCCAGTGCCCAGGAACTGACTGCGAACTTCCTCCCACTCATCGAGGAACGGCAGACTGCATGGGCTGAAACGTTTCAGACAATATTCACCCGGATCCTCGGGAACGACGAGTTCGAGATCTCGTTTCCGCCGCTCCGGAGCCAGGACGCTCTCACTTACCTGCAGGGTCTGAACAGTACGGCACTGAACCAGCAGGGTATCATCACCGGAGTGGTTAGGCCGATAGATTACATCAAGGCGGTTTACGAATCGCTGGATCTGAAACTGCCGGATGACGTATCCATAGATGAAATGGCTGCTGCTCTGCTTGACAAGATGTACCAGGTACCAGGGATGGCGACGGCTATCGAACGGCTGGCAGCAGCGGCAACCAAACTGCAACGAGAATCACATGATTTGCAGAAAAGTTTAGACGAAGCAGTATGGTTCCATCAAACCGGATTAGAGAATACCAAACTTGGATCAATTCATGATCACTGAAGTAGCCTCTCAATTCGTGGAGGCTGCGATAAACCTGCAGAATGTATACCGGGATCAGCAGAGATCCCGGCAGTTCACCCGGTCCGCCCGGAAATTCTACCGGGAACAGAAGATCCAGACTCTGACCATATTATCCCGGTACCAGTTTCTCTTTTCTGATTCTTACCGGCGGCTGATGGAAGCCGGATCTCCCGGATCTATCCCGGATCTTTGGGATCTTGATATTAGGATAATAATCCTAACTGCAGTCGAGTCCGGGCGATCATATTCGGAAACGTGCCGGGAGATCTCTTCTGATTTTGACCGGAGATCTCGCGAGATCCAGGACGACCCGACTCGCAGCGACCGTCTGATCGCTTCGTATGAAAAAGAACTGGTTCAAATCTATAATGACTTTGGATCCGGGTGTTTGGATATCATCCGTGAAAACTTCGGCAATCTGACAGAGATTAGCAACCCGATCGATAAATTCCAGACCAAACAGGTTAAGTCAGTCCGGAAGATGCTGGATAAGCAGGTTCCCCGGTTCTGGCAGCATGGAATTGATT